GTGGATCAAAATCTGTGAGCAGTTCATCTTGTTTCTTGAGTTCATTGAGAAAAGCAGCTAAAGTTTGGCGTTTGGTCACTTTTTCCTTAATCTGCCCGGATACCTTTTCTAAATCTTCTTTGGTAGTGTCAAACTTCTGTACCAAGCCATCATATCTTCTTTGGTATTCTCCTTGGTCTATGGCAACATTGGCATTTTCATTTATGCATTGCTGTATCAGCTCAGTGACAATCTCCATTTTATTTTGAAGCTCGATCTGTTTGGTTTCTAAGGGACCAGTGTCATAAAGAACATCCTTCATGGATTCAAAGTTTGCTATGATTTCATCCTTATCTTCCAGGAGCTTATTAGCAGCCTTCACGAAGAGTTCTTTTATTGTATCTTCATCGAGGTGGGGAGTGGAGCATTTTTCCTGTCCGTTGAACTTGTGATTGCATTGCCAGACTATGCGGCGATACTTGCTATTTGAGTGCCATACCTTTGAACCGTACCAGCTTCCACACGAGCCGCATTTTATCTTTCCAGAGAATATATGAACACCGCTGTGACGATTGTTTGCAGGGTTTCTCTTTTCTAACTCATTCTGGACCAGGTCGAAGACCGCTGGCTCGATAATCGCTTCATGGTTATTCTCAACATAGTATTGAGGGATTTCACCCTCGTTGGCTTTCTTCTTTTTTGTAAGGAAATCTACGGTGTAGCTTTTCTGCAAAAGTGCATCTCCCTTATATTTTTCATTTGTGAGGATGCGCTTGATGGTGCCTGCGTTCCACTTATCTTTCTTGGCGGGTGATAAAATGCCGTCTGCTGTAAGCTGCTTGGCAATACCGTATGGCGTCATGCCCTGTAGGAACATGCTGAAGATCCTCTGGATTATGACTGCTTCATTAGGGTTCAAGACAAGGTTGCCATCTTCACCCCGATCGTAACCGAGGAAGTGCCCGAAGGGAACTGTAACCTTCCCGTCTGCAAATCGCTTGCGCTGTCCCCATGTGACGTTCTCTGAAATGCTACGGCTTTCTTCCTGGGCAAGGGATGACATGATGGTGATTAGAAGTTCACCTTTAGAATCTAAGGTCCAGATATTTTCCTTCTCAAAATAGATCTCGATTCCTTTCTCTTTCAATTGGCGAACAGTGGTGAGGCTGTCTACTGTATTCCTTGCAAATCGGCTCACTGACTTGGTAACGATGAGGTCAATCTTGCCGTTTAAGGCGTCCTGGATCATGCGCCTAAAGCCTTCACGCTTTTTGGTGTTGGTACCGGAGATCCCTTCGTCGGTATAAACCTTCACGAACTCCCAATCGTCTCGACTCTTAATAAAATTGGTGTAATAATCGACCTGCGCCTCATAGCTTGTAAACTGTTCTTCGCTGTCGGTAGATACGCGAGCGTAGCCAGCTGTGCGGCGTTTTCTTTGCTCATTAATAGGCGTGGAAGAAAACTGCCTGAGAGTAGCAGGTATGGTTTTAACGTTTTTAGCTGTCTTTGTTCTGCTCATGCTTTTTCCTCCATGCCTCTTTCATTTTCTCAGATTGTCTTTTCTTTCTTTCCTCTGACCAAGCTGGCTGTCTGCGTTTAAACTGCCATTGCTTTGTGATCTTACTGCCATCCTTCAGCTGAAAGAGAAGTTCTGTGTTGGAAACAACAGTGATGTAATCAATTTTTTCTTTAAAGATAGCTTCGTCAAACTCTTTAATGGAAAGGACATCGCTAGATATAGTTTTTAGCAGATTCTCTTCTAAGCCACTGTGGCCGCAATCATTGTGAGGGGGACAGCGCCAATGGTGGGCTTTCTGACCACTTACTCGGGGGCTTGTGTTTCTGCGTAGGTTTTGCCCGCACTTACTGCAGTTTATTTTTCCGGTGAAGCAAGTGATGTTTCCAGAGCTTCTTGGGTTCTTTTTACTGTAGGCTGACTTTGCAGCGCGAGCTTCAGGTGTCCACCAATCCTTCCTGGCCGTGGATTTCCAATGTTGAGGAATAACGCTACCGCCATGTAAATGAAAGATGAGTTCATCTGTTCCATTCACCACAACTTTTTCAACTTGATCCAGGAACACGTCCTCATCAAATTCTTCTAAGCCGAGCACCTGGGCACAGACACCTTGGAGTATCTTCTCTGGGATGTTTTTGGCGCCGCACTCTGACACGCCTTTACGGTCTTTAGTCTGGCAAGTCCAAATGTAATAAACATCACTTGAATGCTTGCTTTGTCTTTTGCCGCTGCGCCTATAGCTGACACCGCAGTTTCCACACTTTATCTTGCTTGTAAAGCAGGTGGTGTTGATTGATGGATTTGCGAAAACACCCAACTTTCTACGTCTTGCGATTTCAGCCTGTACCTTTTCATAAGTTTCTAGGTCAATGATGGCTTCGTGAGAATCTTCTACCCAGTACTGAGGTAGTTCTCCGTTGTTGGGCTTTAACTTGTGTGTGATATGGTCCTCAATAAAACCCTTTTGTAAAAGCATGTTACCGGTATACTTTTCATTCTTAAGGATCGCCCGAATTGAGGTGTTTGAAAAGCGTCCTCCGGTATATGATTTGACACCCATTTCTTCAAGCTGCACTTCTGTTTGTTCGGCGGACATTCCCTTGAGGAAGTTATCATAAATCAGTTTTACAATCTTCGCTTCCTCCGGCTCAACAACAAACTGCTCTCCGTTCCAGCGGTAGCCATAAATACTAAATGAATTAGGCTTTCCTTTCTGGAAATTCCTTCGAATGGCCCATTTTACATTTTCACTTGTAGAGCGACTTTCTTCCTGGGCAAAGGAAGCGAGGATGGAGAGCATTAGCTCACCGTCGCCACTCATTGAATTGATGTTTTCTTTCTCGAACCTTACCTCAACTCCGATGTCTCGAAGGTGGCGTACTGTTTCCAGCAGGTCTACCGTATTTCTAGCAAATCGCGATATGGACTTGGTTAGTACAATATCGATCTTGCCTGCATCACAATCTTCCAGCAGTCTCTTGAACTCATCCCGGTTTTCAGTCGTGCCTGAAATCCCTTCGTCTGCATATACACCTGCATATTCCCATTCTCGATGAGTCTGGATGTATTTGCTATAAAAGCTGACTTGCGCTGAAAGAGAGTGTAATGTTCTGCCTTTTTCTTCGGAAACTCTGGCATAAGCAGCAACCTTTTTTCTTGTAGGCATTACCGGAGCGGAAGGTTCGATTCTATTGATTTTCCGCATAAACTCACTCCTTTCAACACTATACATCACTCTAAAAGGCTATGAAGTCAAGTTAATGTGAGAGAATAGTGTACCTAGTAATGGCCTGTATTTTTCAAGAAGATACTCATCGATTAAGGCAAATTCCTCCGGGGTAATTATGCTTTTTTCAAGCATGGATTTTGCAATAGAAAGACTTGATTGGTATTGCTTTTCAGCTCTGAATTGATCGTCTGTCATACTACATCACCGCCTTTGAAGCGGTCGTTTATATAGCAATCATGAGAACAATATTTTCTCTTTGAATTGCCATAAGCGGTAAAGGAGCAACCGCAATAAGCGCAGGTGAAGAAGTAGATGGCTTTCTTCTTGACCTTGTCCTGATTCGAGTTCCACCATGTAACACGACAATCTTGGTTACAGAATTTCAATTTCTTTTTTCCTGAGATCTGTATAAGCTCCTTACCGCAGTGTTTACAGTATTCCTTATCGGGAGTAACTGTAGTTGAGTGATTGGCCTTGATCCCTCCTAGCTTATTTCTTTGGCAGTGGGAAGTAACAGTACTTTTTGGAAGACCTAGGGCTTGAGCGATTGTTGCATACCCAAACCCTTTAGCCCTAAGGTCAGCTATTTGATTTTTTTGTTCTCCAGTCATTATTAATCCTCCAATCGGAGGGTAGAAATCCCTCTCACCATTCACAGGACAGAAGAGGGCATATTGAGTACTGAAAAATAAAAAAATGCCGCCAAGTGCAAGAAAAGCACCCAGCGGCAAAGAGTTAATTATTCAGCTTTGATAAAGGCATCTGTAAAGCCTGCAGCTTTTACTTTGGCCAGCATAGCATCAGCATTGGACTTGACGCTGTAAGCCCCGACCTGAACCCTGTAAAGCTTCTGAGGCGGGGTAGTGGAAGGAGTAGGAGCCGTCAGTAGCTTTTTAACATCAGCCCTTAAAGTATCCATACTCTTACCATGCCTAGAAAACCAGTGACGAGGATCTCCATGATTGCTTGCGATTTTCTTTTGATAGCCTTCATAGTGGCCAATGATGTCTTTCTCCGTCAGGTCATAGAGTTTACAAAGGTGCGCACAAAGCTCAGTGGCTTCTTTATAAACTGCATTGAAATAAGAGACGTCGGACAGGTTGTCTTCGCAGATCTCAAATCCGATGTGACTATTGTTGGCGTCACCACCTGCATGCCAGCCTCTATGATCCCATGGCAGGGTCTGATAGGTAGCGATGGTACCATTTTTAAGTTTTCCGATAAAGGCATGGACACAGACTTGTCTGCCGCTGGGTCTATGCTGATTCCAATGATTGTTATACTGGTTTTCTCCCAAGATGCCATCATCTGGACCAACGTATCTACGTAGATATGGATTGTTAGCTCCGGTGCTGTGGACCATTATGCCTTTGGGCTTGATTTTTCTACCTGCTTTATAACATTCGTTTTCTGTAAAGATTAGTTTTTTAAGGTTCATAGTTTTTCCCTCCTACGATTTGTTGCAATCTATAGAAAAATAAAAACGCCACAGGCTTGGCCTATGACGCTTCTACTAGAATAGGTATTCTTGAGCAGTTATGTCGTCTTCATTTAAATCTCTTGTCTGATTTTCTTTCCCGCAAACCGGGCATGTGCCATAATAATCTCTAAATGTTAAACTCCCTTCTAAGTGCATTAAATACTTCACTAAGATTAACGTCGCACCACAATGGCATTTAATTCTGGTCACTTTCATCCCCTCCAAAAGCATTATGCGAAGGGGATGACATTTTATACAGCTAATCCAGTTTTCCTTCATCAAAAATCTGATCGCTGTTTTCATGCCAATAGAAGTCTAGAGTTTTGTGGCAGCATGGACATTCCTCTTGATAGTTCCTGATCACCATTTTGTCACTGAGTAGTAAGTTGTAATTGATAACGCATAATGGTTCTTCGCAATAGCTACAATGAATAAATACCATTTGAACACCTCCATAACTTACATATGCAAAGAATGCTCAAATGGCAAAATCATTTATTACTTTGTTCCATCTTTATCTCCACCGTCTTTAAGTTGTTCCAAAACATCGCGGAGCTTTTCTGGAATAGGCAGTCCTAGTCTTGTGGCATTTTCAATAATGCTGATTCCTTCATTGGATAGGTAGAAGAAAATAACTGCTGTTCTGATAACACCACCATCTCCGATGATGTTCTGATCAATGATGTGGGCTACCCCCACCAAAGAGAAGATCACCACTTTTTTAAAGATGCCCCGAGCGCCCACGTCACTGGATAAATGCTTCTCGATAATGGCGCACATGACACCAAGCAGATAATCAATGACAACAAAGGCAATCAGGGCATATAAAAATCCATCGTAACCTCCGAGAAACCAGCCAAGCCAACCGCCAAGGCCAGCAATAGCCAGTTGAATATAAGTCCAAATATCTCTCATTGCTTTTCCTCGCTTTCATGTAGATTTATATATTAAAAGACGCCCGGCTAAAGGCGTCATAATCTGATAGAAATGGGCTTCAATTAGTAAGGTGCATAGTAGACATACCCGCTGGCTTTGGCATAGAACCCGTCTCCGGGAATGTACATGGCACCATCGAAAGTGTCGTATTGACTAGTGGTAAAACCAGGTTGATGCAAGCATTCCCAGGTAATCCCATCAGAGGATACACAAAGACTGCTCTCTTTTAGAAGTGCAAACTTCCCCCAATCAGGCATCCACATGATGTTTCTTGGATTAGGAATATTGTTATTTGCCAGATCTCCTACCCAGGAAAGATTGGTTTCAGTAATCTGTGTAGCATCATCGTTCATCACACAGAGCTTCACATAGTAGGTGTAATCGCCACCCACATTGGTGTAATTGAATTTCATCACAAAGAGCACACCATTGATAGAGCGAATGAACATGTACCGAGTATCATTCACATCTTCAGGAATGGTGGTTCCCCAGCTTACTGGACTTGATGTGCTGGCTCTGGCGATGGATTTGTCACCACCAACAACACCTACAAAGTATCCTTTGTGCCGGGTCAGGTATTTAAAGATGGGGACTGAGGTTCCATCAGATCCGACCAGGGTCCAGGCAGTTCGTTCTTCCAGGGAATCAAAGCTATAGTAAACCGGGGATTTATAGTACCACCAGCTGACCACACCAGAGCCTCTGTCCATATCATAAGCACCACAGGTCATGGCATTTTGTGCTCCGGCGCAGTACCCAGCATTGTGCCAGGTAATCCCGTCAAAGGATGCGATGATATTGGCGAGACCCACGATCTTTGCGATAAAGACACCATCAGCAGCATAAAGAATTTCAGGCTGTCCATGACTCCACCAAGGAACACTGACAACGGTCCATTGTTTGGTGGTCTTGTTCCAGTAGGACATGTATGGGGTTTTGGCATAATAAACTGCAATCTGAGCGTTTCCGTTATCATAAACATTAATCTGTCTTTCACTTCCGTATTGGGTGTAGCCAAAATTGTTATAGTATTTCTTACTCCAGCTTAAGGTAGGAATAGGAAGGACAATGCTGCCTCTACCACCAAAAGCTGTCCAGATGGCCAAGGTGTTATTAAAATTACGATCATAGCTCATGGCTTTCCTCCTTAAACTTTCTCAATGGCTGTAATTCTTCCGCTGGAATCAGTGGAGTAGGCATAGCTTCCAGTTGAGCCATCGGCATAAGTTACTTCAAAGGCTGCAGCATCAATCAGAAGTGAAGAGACCTCTTTAAGGAGAAGCTCTGAGAAAATATCTTCTAAGGTGATGCTGGTTATTCTGCCACTGGAATCTGTGGTGAAGCTGTACTCGGCATGATACTGATGGGTATCACCTTTTTCCACTTCATAGGTCACATTGATTTTGTTATCAACCACCGACAGCGCTTTTACAATGGTGTAGGAGACGCCTAAGTCATAGACCTGGTTTTGAAGATCATCCACGGAGCTTCCAACATTAGAAATAGAGTTTTCTATGCGATAAAAGGTGTCAGAAATACTGGGTCGATACCTTCCCACCTCAACACGGATGTTAAATCGATAAAATGGGTTGTATTCAAGAGAGATGATCCTAGTCTTTACGTTAATGCCTAATGGATTGAAGATGATGTGCACATTATCACCAACAGCCAAATCCATCAGCTTGAAAAAGGAAATGTCATAGGATGATGCATTCTCCCTGGAATCATGGGATACAGCCACATTTGTGACATTCTTTGAACCCATCACAGGGATATACTCATTGGAGCCTCTATGGCTACGAATATTAATGCTATAGCCATCGTACTGAATTTCACCACCTAAAATAGCAATGAACTGCATCAGCGCAGCTCGCCTGGAAACCTTCTGATTTATTTTCATAGTGACGCTCTCTGTAAAATCCACAATCCCAGCTGAAAAGGGAGTGCCAGAAAGGAGCTGGGATAATCCTACTGAAGGATCACCCGTGAAGTCAAAACTGCTTATTTGATACATTTCATGGTTCAAAAGATAAGACATATGCTCACAAAGAACAGAGCAGACCGGTAGGCTCCCTTGAATTGATTTACTGATTTGAACCAGTTCAAAATACTGATTATCTAGTTTTGCAATTTGCTTAGTTTTTAAGGCCAATGCAGACTTCGCCATAACAGTAAATGAGAGGGTAAATTCACCCTCTAAGGTTTCTCTAATGTTTGAGCTGATGACTTTCTTAACGGACTGAATCATGGTTGCTCCCGCGTAAATTTCAATCAAGGGACCGCCTCCTTTCTATTAACTTCCTGCCACACCAAGGTTTCTAACTGTGACGGTGTTTTGGTTCCACTGAAGTTGGGCTATGACTCTGGTTAGGATATTGCCATCAATGGTAAGAGGGATAGTTACATCAAAGACTGCTCCTTCAGATCCACCGAGACTTCCTGTTACTTGAGAGTTCAGGTCCAAATCAAAGTCTGTAGGAATAGCTCCCTGCATATCTTTTTCTACATCACCCATGGCTTTTTCGAAGCCCTCTCCAATACCTTCACCCATGTTGGAACCAATGCCTGCAAATACCTTTGAAGGTGATCTAATACCAAGAACCTTCTTAACGCCACCAACAATACCGTTGACCATGTTTTTTACTTTTTCTCCAAGCCAACCAATCATCGATGCGATACCGTCCCATAAACCTCTGGCGATGTTTCTTCCCACTTCTAGTATGGATGGGATCCCACGGGCAAGTCCGGTGACGATAGACATGATGATCTGAGGCAGTTGAGCCACGATCTGAGGAATGGCACGAATAAGTCCCATGCCAAGCTGAATGGTCAGTTGAACTCCCATTTCAATGAGCTTTGGTAGATTACTGGTGATGAAGGTAATGATGCTGTTAATAATCTGAGGCAGTGATTGAATCAGAGTTGGTAGGGAGTTCAAAAGTCCCATAGCCAAGCCACTGATAATCTGAAAAGCAGCATCTAGTACCAAGTCCAGATTGTTGATTAAGGTGGTAGCGATCAGAATAACCGCTTCCACAATGGATGGAATGAGTTCTGGTAGGGCATCTCCAAGGCCCGTTGCAAGGGTCACAATCATCACTAGCGCCGCTTCCACCAGGGCAGGAAGATTGGTAATAATCCCATCCACCAATGTTAGAACAAGCTGCAAAGCACCATCTGTAATTTGAGGTAAGGCTTCGATGAGGCCACCTACAATGGTCATGATGATATTGGTTGCAGCTTCAATAAGTGTGGGAAGATTATCTAAAATCCCACTGACAAGAGCGAGAATCAAATCAGGTGCTACTTCTGCAATAGCTGCAATAAGTCCTGTAACCACATCCAGAATTTGAGGAAGGATGACAGCAATCTGTTCAACCGTCTGCCTTGCACCTTCCTTAAGCTGCTCAGCAGCACCTTCTTGGCCAGTGATAAGGCCCGTCAAACCATCTAGAATCATGGTAAAGCCAGGGAGGAGCTGTGAGGTGATGTTGTTTTTCACCCCGGCAAAGGAGCGGGTGAGATTGTCCATGGCATCTGTGTAGTTCACCGCAGCATCTACAGATTCATCACTCATAACCAGCCCTAGCTCACTTGCTTTGTTCTTTAGGGCATCTGTGCTTTCAGCGGTCTGGTTTAGAAGCGCCCCTAGCTCAACTGAGGACGTTCCAAGTAAATCATTGGCAATGGCCGCTTTTTCACCTTCATCAGAGATGCCTTGAAGACCTTTAATGGTCATCTCAAAGACTTCTTCTCGGGATTTACCCTCAAGGTCCGCCATGGAAATCCCTAGGCGTTGAAACTTTTCTGTGGCTGAGGAACTCCCATTGATGGCATCGTCTACGGTGTTATTAAGTTTCTTCATTCCGTTTTCTAAGGATGAGATGCTGGCACCGTTTTGGGAAAGGACATAGTCCCACTCTTGATAACCTTGCCTGGAAAGACCTATCCTTTGGCTGGCCTTATCGATCTCATCCCCTGCAGCCGCAGCATCATTAGCCATATCAAAGAGCTTTTTACCAGCTGTTACCGCTGCGGTTCCAATGGCAGCCATGGCAACACCAATCCCCGCAGCCACACCTTTCATAACTGAACCGAGCTTCTCAAACTTACCACCGGAATCATCTGCCACTTTAGCAGAGTCTTTGATTTCATCCCCAAACTTGTCAGCTTCTTTACCAGCATCATCAAACCCATCACTGGCTGCATCTAGTGCCTTATTGTTGTTATCCAGCTCTTTTTCCATTTTATTCAGGTCTGCATTTGCATTGTTTAGCTGGATCTGCCAGGCTTTTGTTCGCTTGTCATTCTCCCCAAAGGACTCAGCAGCATTTTTCAGCGCAGCTTCAAGGGTGGATACTTTACTTTTCTGAGCGTCAATCTCTTTATTTAAGACTTCATTTCTTGCTGTGATAGCCTTGATGGATTTGTCTTGCTTATCAAATTGAGAAGTGACCAGATTCATTTCAGAACCCAGCACCTTGAATGTTTGATTGATATCTCGAAGAGAGCTCTTGAATTCTTTTTCACCCTCAACACCGATTTTCAGGCCGAAGTCCGACATAGCGTTCACCTCCTTTGGGGCATAAAAAATGACACCGCCTAAGGTGCCACTCTAAATGATTTTGTTATAGAAATTCCGGTATTATTTCATCGATATAGCGTTCTTGTTTCGGTTTCGATATTCCGGTAAATTGCTTATGACACTCCCAAAGGTCCATCAAATAGCCAATGGGCATAAGCCACACTTCATCTTCTAAGCGTCTTAAATGGACTGTTCCAAAGTAGATAAGTCGGGTAAAGACTTGTTCATCACTTACCCGACCACCTCGTTTTTTGAGTCGTCACTCTCCACATTCCTTTTTGTACCTTTCATCATACTGGCCATAATGGCATTCTTGTAATTAGCTAGATCAAAGGGAGTGGTAAGAAGCTCCACTTCATCTTCTGTGAGCAGTTCTTTTTTATCATCCTTGTTCCTAATATTGTGAATCAGGATAGATTGGTTGGCCAGAAGGGTGATGAGCCAAACCACCTCCTCCAGTGCCATTTCAAAGTTCTCAGTTTTCATGAGCTTATCGCCCAAATTCTCAAGACCACCATAGCGCTTAGCAATTTCCTTTGTAGCTTTAGTGGTAAGAATCATCTTAAACTCTGTGCCGCCAATATCAATGGTGGTACTTCGTTCTTCTGCTGCCTCATCAACCTTTATTTTTTCATCTGCCATGATCAACCCTCCCATTAAGAAACCACAACAGTAGCCACAGTGGTTGTCACATTTTCTGCACCACTAGAGCTTAAGACGCAGTAGTAGTAATAGGTATCTGCCAAAAGGTCCGTTGGAATATCAAAGCTCGCAGAAGTTTCACCGTTGATGATTGTCCCGCCAGTGGTGCTATCGATGGTATTTTCATACCACTGATAGGTCACAGGGTTTGAGGTGTTTGAATTTGCCACAACAGAGAGGCTTCCAGAAATGCTTCCTGCTGTCAATTCAGTTAAGCTTGCCGGCTCAGTTGTGATGGTTATGGTTGGGGTTACGGCTGTAAAGTCTGGTTCATAAACGGATGTGAACCAGCTTGTAATTGTTGATGCCGCTACACCATTATCTCCTTCAGTAACTTCCGCTTTCCAAGGATGTTTGCTTTCTCCGTCTAGTTTGTTTCTTCTAAAGACGGTTCCTTCTATGGTGGGACTGCTAAAAGTAATGGAGTCGCCTTTGGTGGCAAGGCTTGTGGCGGGAACAGAGAAGATAACCCTGTAGAGCCAAAAGTAGCGATATTTTCCATTGGCCTTCTTGGCACGAAACCCAACTGCCACAGGGCTACCACCATCTTCACTTCTTGAAACCACCACATTGTTGCTGTCAATTTTGCAGCCGGTTAAATCCTGAGCTACAAGTGAACCAATATCATCAATTCCTAAACTTAAAGCACCACTCTTAAATTCTTTGACCACCTCACTGGCACCGTCATCTGCGTAGAGAATGGCTTCAATGAGCTCAATGCTCAGCTCTGCAGTCATGGCTTTAGCCAGTACTTTAGGGGTTCCATAGGTTTCGATGCCATTTTGATCTTCTGTGATTTTTGCATAAAATAGAGAGTCCAATCCGATCGTTGCCATTTATTCTTCCTCCGTTTCATATTCTTTCATTACGTCAATGGCGTAATGATGAAATTTAGTATCATGTTCGTAACCAACATACTGCCTATCCGTTATGGTTATCCCTCCGGACTGGAGAGCTTTAGTTAGTTCTTTCTTGCGCTTCATATAGTTCTTCTTCGTGAAAAGAGAAAGCCGAGCTTCTGAGAGAATCATATAGGCCTCATTATCTGCAAAGAGATCAAGCCTATCAGACATGGGGGTGATAACCAGATATTCATCGGGAGGCACTTCGGAAAATACTCCGGTCTCCACAGGAATGTTTAAGGGTTCTAGTATGTGGTTTAAATCCGCAAGTAAGCTCATAGC